AGCCACACGCAGGGCATGGCTCATGTCGGACAAAGGTAGATTCAACTGCCATTAAAAGTCCTCGCCTCCTTCCTGCTCTGCAACCTCCAGAACCTTGACCTTATTCAGGTAGGTAGACGTTCCGTGTACAGGGTGGGGCTGACCTTCTGCCCACAACAAACGTACCTTAGAACCACGGCCAATGCGTCCTGCAAAGGGATTGCCATCAGCGTCTAAGACAGGCACATCATACTTGGTGCTGAACTTACGCTGCTTAGTACCTTCGTACTCACGTAGCTTGACACCCATACCTGCTAACTGCTCTGCGGTTTGCTCGTCTAAGCTAATGACAACTGAATACTTGCCAGTGGATTGACCCTGATACATCTCATGGGTGTCTAGGTTTTCAAATGCTAATGTACCTTCTACTACTGCCATATTACTATCCTCTACTAGATTGTTAAGTGCCACTTAGTTATAACTTGTTACAACTTAAGTAGCGTTTGGTTGAAACTTTAAAGATTAATAAAAATATTATCCCTTAACTACATGATTATTATATCAGGCATTCAGGACTGTGTCAAGTTCTTTTTCAGATAAATTTGGAAACTCTTTTAGTATGACCTCCATCTCGCTACTGTCTGACATAGCATCGTCAGAGTGAGAGGCGCACACATTGCATAGATCAAGGTGAAAGCCTGTATGATGGTCAATTCGTTTAAGTTCATACTCATTTAGGATAACGTCACACGCTTTACATCTACTCATTAGGGAATACCTCGCTGTGTTTTTGCACCATGTCGGTGTATGAATTACTGTAGTACTCGTCACGCATCTGCTTGGCTACTCGCTGTGTCAGTTCAGATAATGTCATGCAGTATACTTGATACTCAATCAACTCGTCAACCATTACATGCGCTTGTGGTTCTATCCAATCACTAGGCTCATGGTCATAGCCTAATAGTTCTTCTTTGATTTTACTCATACGTCTACCTCCTCGTACACTCGACCATAGCTTATCAAAATGAAGGGCAAGTGTAGCAGTACGCCTTCAAAGGGCATGGCTTCAGTGTTGCCCGTGTCTTTGTTGTAGACCCAGACGGCACGACTGTCTGCTATCTCAAGGTACAACCCGCAACCGTTGATCAGCTCTACACTTAACATTCTACCAAATATCATCATACTATTCTTCTCCTAAAGTTTTATCCACAGTAAACAGACGCAAGTATTTATCGCCCTCACAGTAACGGTAGCCACCGTCTTTCTCTAACAGTTTGTAGACAGAGCAATGCACAGCCCCTTCTCTTGATGGGTAGCCGTAGCCTATACCTTCATCCCAACAATTGATGTCAAAGAATTTATCGCCTACCTGTATCTCTGTCCAAGTCTCCTCGCCATGGCCAGTGTTGACATAAAATTCATCAAAGACAACCAGTGCTTTTTCGTTCGCCTCCTTAAGCTCCTCGTCAGTAATCCATAGCTCCGTACTGCATGAGTTTAGCACACGTAGCTTGCTCTTGTCCATCTCATTTATCATCTTGATAGGGAATCTAATCTCCACACTACAAGGGTCTGCGTCCATGACATGCCAATCCTTAGACGGACATGTCTCTAGCCAGTCAAAAAATTCTTTATCAGTCATAACTATTATCCTCGCGCATTGCGCTTTTGTTTTCCTGCCGCACTCGCTTGTTGTGCTTGCGTTTAATCTTCTTTACTTCACCGCTACGCCAGTGTAGCAGGGTACGAGAGGCGCGAGAGAATGCATCGTACTCGTCGCCTCCTTTTAGCTTGATACGTTTAGTCATCTAATCTCCCTATTCTATCTGCGTCTGCCATTAAATCCGCAAGAGCCTCGTCAATCTCCCATTGCTCCATTGGCGCGTAATCATCTGCATCTGGTAAATCAAGACCGTATGGCTCGTCACCGTGCAACCAATCCTCACAACTACCATTCCAAATTCTACCCATAATATATACTCCTAGTTATAACTTGTTACAATTAATTAAACAAAGTGGACAAGGGATTAGCTAACATCCAGAAGAAGCCAAGCCACATGAAGTAAGTCAATGATGCGATACTACACCATCCAAAGACTTCTGTCAAGAACTTTTTTCTATACTCTCGCTTTTGTTTGCGAATCATTGCGCTATTCATTAGTCAAGCCCCCTTCCACTAGTATTATATCACCCACCAATGGCGGCACACGTTGTATATCAATGCCTGACCTATCCAATCCCAAATCATTCCACCATATATTAGTGGCCTTTTGGTTGATAGGTAGCCCATCAAGCAAACCTTCCTCATTGATTACCAAGTGATCGCCACTAGATAGCAGTATCAGCTCAATCCTACCATCAACGAATTCTTGCATGTCTTCTAATGATGGCCGTTCAGTCTCACGCTTTACAGTCCAAAATGCTGTCATTGTTTTATACCTCTACAGTTTCTATTAAATTGCTGATTTGTTTTAACATACTCTTGCCATGTGCAGGGTATGCTACTATTGACACAGATTTATCCCAACATGCGCGACATGTACCACACTTACCTTCTCGCGTACTAGCTCCGCACAGTTCCATATTCTCCGTCAAGTAGCGACGATCTGGAACAATCGTTGAGCTATTCGCGGCATTGTCCACAGTCTCACCTAATACGCCATCGCTTGACAGTCTGACAACAACGTTTGGCAATTGTTCCATCAATGCAATCACTGGTTTAAACTTGTCGAACTTGTGCATCCTAGTAGGTAGCCAGTGCCTAGTCCAAGGAGTCCTACGCATTACCTCTAGTATGTTAATAGCTAGTCGGAGATCGTACATATCACCGCTATCGAACCACCGGAAATACCTATCATTGTCCAACTCTGCCACCATAGCGTCAACCCAATCATCGTTGCGCCAATCATCTTGGTTGTGTAGCCGTGGTGCTTTTACGTTAGGGAATCTGTAGTTTCCGCTCGTTGCATAACATCCCTTACAAGCCGGTACTAAATCGCCATTGCTATCTTTACTGGCCGGACACGTTGTCAATGCTTCAAGCGACCAACTACGGCACGGCATTTTGCTAGGTTTGCTGAACTTTGGTTGTGCATTCATTTTATAATGCTCCTAATTGTTCTAGTTCTTTAATCATTTCCCTAATCTCTGTACGGTAGAATTCAGCTAGACGAAACTCACCCGCTTTCTCGTAATCAGCACGTCTATATCTGTACTCAGCAATGTAATTAAACAGATTGCGGATGTAGGTAGCTTTCTCTTTATCGTTCATCATGTCATATACTCCAATAATTGTAACTTGTTATAACTCTATCCATAAGAGCCACCAGTGTTTGATGGCTCCTAGTATATAGCTATCAAACTAGGTTCGCAATAGCAAACTTCAGTGCTGATCTCACTGCTACGTCATTAGACTTGTCATGTAGCTCCGCGAGTACCTTTAAATGCTCCATTAGCTCCTTAGTTTGCTCCTTAGTAGGTACAGCTTCGCCCTTGTCGTTCATTACGTGTTCACCTTCACCAGTACCTTCTCCACCTTCAGCACCACCATTGCCACCGCGCTTCTGTACCTCTACCAGTTTGCTATCCTTGACGCACATAGCCGGTTTATCAATTCCTAGCTCCTTGTGTACTGCTTTGGTCACTCTGTTGAATATGGATCGTATGACGGCCAGTGTTGGCTTGTCTGTAGCGCATTGCTCCCAAAGTGCTATCAGTGGCTTGTCTGCTTTAATGTCACCACCACAGTGCGCCATGTATAGCATCTGGACTACTGTAGTCACTTTAGCTTTGATTGCTGTACCTAATACCATCTCTTGTCCTAGATCTTTCGCTTGTTTGATTGTCAATGTAGCCATGTTGTATTACCTCTGTTGTGTTTGTGTTCGCCCATTGTATCCAATTGGGCAACGGTTGCAAGCAATAGTTCAATTATTTTTGTAACTTGTTATAACTTGTCGCAAATAGATAACTCATGTCGCTACTGGATACTACTACCTTTATACGTATGTTTTGCTTGTGTGGTCTAGTGTGGTCTATAGGTATCCTATGGCATACTCACACTTTACCTTGTGACTCCTTATGGTTCCACGTGGAACATTGGCTCCTTGTGGATAACTTGTGGATAACTTTAGTGCTTGCCAGGCAATCTGTGGATAACTTGTGGAAAACCTGTGGATAAATAGGGACGGGGAGGGGGATAACTTTTGTCTGACCTGTGTAGTACCCTCTGGTATACAAAAAAGGGTGAAATTAGGATACATGTATAAGTCTTGTGAATACTTGTAAGTCCTTGAGATACATAAGGAAACACAAGTTGGCCCTTAAGTAGCCCTGAGCTATAAGAAAGGACACAGTAATAGCTAAAAGTTATGACACGAGTGGGGAACTTTTGGCTAGAATCGCGGTCTAAAGGAAACTTAAGGATATATAGTAAATAAAGCTTGACTTTCAGTTAAAAGTATGCTATAATATCTAGTATAATAGAGAG